GAGGCGCACCGCCTTTCCGTTGAGGGCCTGCGGGAGCGCGGCATGGTGGAGGAAGCCACCACCGCCATGGAGAGGAGGCGGGCAACACATGAACGTGTTGAGCCTTTTTGACGGTATTAGCACCGGGCGGCTTGCGCTGGAAATGGCTGGGGTAAAAGTGGACAGGTACATGGCAAGCGAAATCGAACGCGCCCCCATGGAAATCTCTGCAGCGAACTGGCCGGATATAGTCCAACTGGGTGACGTGAAGCACATAAAGGCGGCAGACCTCCCCAAAATCGACCTGGTGATAGGCGGAAGCCCGTGCCAGGGATTTTCCAGGGCTGGGCGGCACCTGAACTTTGACGACCCACGCAGCGCCCTATTTTTTGAGTTTTCACGGATTGTTGCAGAACTGCGCGGGAGAAATCCGGGACTGCTGTTCATGCTTGAAAACGTCAAGATGAAAAAGGAATGGGAGGCCGTCATAACGGAAACCATGCGGGTCCAGCCGCTACACATCAACAGCAGCCTGGTGTCCGCCCAAAACAGGCCGCGGACCTACTGGACTAATATTCCGGGGGTCACGCCACCGGAGGACCGACGCATAAAACTGGGTGACATTCTGGAGCCAAATATTGACACCGGCGGATATATCGCTGAAAACGGCCTGCTTTTCGATCCGTCCATATCGCAGAAAGCCAGGCAGTTGGTGACCTCTGAAAACGGAGAGGTGCGAATAAAGCAAGCCACCCGCCAGGGTTATATCGTGGCGGAGGACGGCGACGGGATAAACCTGGCTTTCCCCACCTCCAAAACACGGCGCGGCAGGGTCATAAAAGGAAAATCCAACACGCTGGACTGTGCTTGCGAGGCCCAAGTGTTGAAAAATGGAATTGTTCGCCGCTTCACCGTCACGGAGTTGGAACGCCTGCAGACCCTGCCGGACGGCTACACCAAAAAGGGCGGCGCTACAAAGGGCGAACGGATCAAGGCTATCGGGAACGGCTGGACGGCTGCCGTTATCGCTGAAATATTCAAAAAACTAAAGTAGGAGGAACGGCAAATGTCTGATTTTTTAGAGAGAAACGGGTTGCAAACCGTGGCCCAACATTTCAAGGATCTGTTTCTGGCCAGCGTCCACCGCGACGGTGCGGAGGAACTGCTGGAGCGCCTGGAGAATGAAACGGATTTTTTCGAGGCCCCGGCGGGAGCCAAGCACCACGGCGCTTTCCCCGGTGGCCTGGTTATTCACAGCCTGAACGTTTACCGTCGTCTGCGGGAAATCACGATCCGCGACCTGACGCCCAGGGACGCGCTGGGGCCTGCCCCCATCTCCGAGCGGGAGGAGGAAACCGTGGCGATCCTGGGGCTGCTGCATGACGTGTGCAAGGCAGGCGTGTACCACATTGAAAGAAAACGCCGCAGGAACCAGGAAACGGGTGTGTGGGAGGACTACCTGGGTTATACGTTCCGGGATCCCCTCCCCCTGGGGCACGGAGAAAAGAGCCTGTACCAGATCGCCCGGTTTATCCGGCTGGAGGATCACGAAGCCCTGGCAATCCGCTGGCACATGGGAGCCTATGACACGGCGGCCCGCACAGACCTGCGGGACCTGTCCGCGGCCATGGACGCAACGCCATGGGTGTGGCGGCTGCATGAGGCTGATATGTGCGCCGCCCATATTGACGAAAGGGGCACGGACGAATGACAAAGCTGTTATGTTTGCCCTGCGCCATCGATCTGGAGGCCAGGGGTAAGACTGTAAAACCCGTCGCGCAGAGGTGTGAGAAAATCACCTGTTCGGAGTGCGGACGCCGCCGGTTCGGTATCACCTATGAGGTGACCGGGCGGGCCACCAGAAAAAAGGAGGTAACGAAGAAATGAGCCAGAAAGGCGAAAAATACGCCCGCCGCATGGAGCGGCGCGTGGACAAGCTGGAGCAGGACGTGGCGGCCATCACCACCGAGCAGACCACCCAGGGGGTGCGGATCTCTGCCGTGGAGGACGATCTGGCCGTTTACCGGGCGGCGGTGTCCGCCCGTGAGTTGAAACAGGCCGCGTCGGAGGTCAAGGCGGCCAAGGAGCGCAGAACCGCCCGCGCGGCGGAGCGGGAGCGCAAAGCCCGCCGGCGCAATAAGGTTCTGGCCTTTATCGCCCTGGCGCTGTTCGTTGCCGTCTGCGTGGTCATGGTGGCCAAGGCATACAGCGAGGAACCGGCGGCGGAACCTGCCGCGCCGGAAGCGTCGGCGGCCCCGGCGGCAATCCTGCCCACGGAATTGCTGTTCACCGCGGCGGCGGAGGAGGAATACATGGAGGACCCGCAGGAAACGGAAAAGATCGAGGAGGCGCTGCTGGCGCAGGGTTATTTCTCCCTGGCGGTTCCTATGCCCTACGAATGGCAGGACTACATGAGGACGTACTGCGAGGAATACGGCTGCCCCTATCCTCTGGCCCTGGCGGTGGCACAGACGGAAAGCAATTTCGACATGGACGCCGTGGGCGCCTCTGGTGAGGTGGGGATCATGCAGTTAAACCCCGGCCCCGGCAGTTCCTACCATGCGGAGATCCAGGCGGCCACGGGGCTGGATCCCACCACCGCCTCCGGGAATATCGCGGGCGGCTGCTACAAGCTGGGTCTGTATCTGGCCAAGTATGGCAGCGTCGAAAAGGCCGCCATGGCCTACAACATGGGCGAGGGCGGCGCGAGAAACGCATGGGACAGCGGGATCACCTCCACCGACTACTCCAAGGCAGTCAAGGAGGCCATGGAAACATGGGAATGTACGGTGAACGCCTGGGGCGGGGTGTAACCCGCGAGGCCGCCCGCAAGTATGAAACGTCTGTGACGGAGCGGGCACGGCGGGAACGCTGGCGGGCCAGCGGCTGCGCCAGAGTGGTAAGCCGGAAATATGGCACCGTCGTGGTGCCACATGGTTCCAACTTTGCCGCCCTGCTGAACGCGGCGGAGGTATGGGGCTGTGACTGGACAGAAATACGGGACGCAGAGGTGTGGAGGGCCGACAAGGAGGAAAGGCCGGTGCCTATGCCGCACCTTATATAAAAGGAGGGTTTCAAATGCTGATTAACGAGGGCGGGCTGATCCGCGCCATCAAAAGAGCCTACAAAGCGGGCGGGTACACCGTCCTGAACACCGGCAACGACGTGGCCATTTACACGGATCACTGGTTCGCCATGGCCAACCGCGCCCTGCTGCCGCGCAAGGTGCTGGCCACCATCGTGGAACACATGGGCATGATCCCAGAGCGAGATATGCCCACGTCGATCATTAAGGACACGGAGCCGCAGCTGGTTTTGAGAGAAACGGCGGCGGACGATATGGACCACTGGCGCGGCGGTGACCGCGGCGAGGAGGTCACCATGGTGCCGGTGATTATGCAGGGGTTCCAGATTTACCAGCCGCCCGGCGGCGGTGCCTGCTGGGGCGTTCCCCTGTACCTGGTGGACATGATCGAGCGGGATCCGGCGGAGCATATCGGCGCGGACGTGATCGACAAGGATCGCCTGCTGCGGGAGGCCGACGGCGAGGCCGTGGTGATTAACGCAGTACGGAAAGCCTGTTCCGGCTGGGCAAAGGAATGGGAGCGGGCCGTGTGGAACGCCCTGGAGGGTGTGGACCTCCACAAAGAGGAGGCCGGGCGGTGAATAACTTTGAAAGGATCACGGCCACCCCGGAGGCCCTGGGTGACTTCCTGGGCGCCCTCCCTATCCTGTCCGGCCCGTGGGACGACGATTTCCACCGGGTATTTTGTGACAGCTGCGACGCGGAGAACTGCGACGCTGAAAACTGCGCCCACCAAGCTGAACGGAATAGCCCTACCTGGTGGCTGAAACGGGCATACACCGGCAGCGGCCCAGTTAAGACCGACAGCACGAACCCATATAAGCGGCAGGCCGCAGACCTCCGCCTGGAGGCCATGCACCAGCGGGACCGTTTTGGCCGGAACCTCCTGGCCACGGAACTGGAAGAAGCGGCGGCCACCATTGAGGCCCTGGCGGCGAAATTGGAGGCGAAAGAATGAAAATACTGATCGGCGGAAGCCCCTGCACACATTGGAGTATCGCGCAGACGAAGAACCGCGAAACCGAAGCCAGCGGCATAGGCTGGGAACTGTTCTTGAATTACCGTATTGCACGGGATAAGTACCAGCCGGATTTTTTCCTGTACGAAAACAATAAAAGTATGTCGCCCGCTATCCGGGCGCAGATCACGGCGGAGTTAGGCGTGGAGCCTGTCCTGATTAACAGTGCCCTGGTGAGCGCACAGAACCGCCAGCGCCTGTATTGGGCGGGCAAACGGAACCAGGACGGCACATACAGCCATACCGCGGGCGCCGCCGGTGGACCGCGGGATCCTCCTGCGCGACATTCTGGAAAGTGGTGTCTGCTGGAAAGAAAAAGGGTATGCCCTGCTGTCCACAACTGGCGGAACCACGGCGGACGACATGGTTTCCAGACACCAGCGGAATAGTGCGGCGGAACCTGTTGCCATTAAGCCGCTGACCGAAAAAGAAATGGATTACATGGTGCGCGAAACCAAGGGCGGGCGGAACCATTTTGATTTCGATTATTTCCACGACGCAACGCAGGAAAAAAGTGCCTGCGTGACGGCGAACACCCACAAGGGCGTCCCATATAACGTTCTGGTGGAGCCGGTGAGGATCGGAACCATTGAGAACGACGCAAAGAACCAGACTTTTGACAGCCAGCAATACCGTGTTTACAGCCCGGACGCAAAAAGCGTAACCCTCTGCGGGAATGGCGGCGGCCTGGGCGCAAAAACGGGGCTTTACGCTGTGCCGCTGGAGGGGCCGACTTGCATTAACGGTTTGCAGTCGGGCAAGAGCAGGACGGTGGACGCACACATGGCAAAACTGGAGGGCTGCCTGGTGCCGAGGCTCAACGATCCGAACCCTGCGAAACAACAGTATGACTGCATTGTGGAGCCGGTCCGCGTAGGTGCTTTGCCGAACAAAGACGGCGACCTGGGCACCAGCCAGAGCCGCCGCATATACAGCACGGACGGGAAAAGCGTTTCCCTCCAGGCAAGGCCAAACGGCGGCGGGGCTGACGGAGCAGCTACCGGCCTGTATGCGGTGCCCGCCGGTATGGCGTGGCACGGGCGTGAAAATGGTTCCGCTTTTGAAATGCGGGACGACCAGAAAAGTAACGCCGCGGCTGCTACCGGCCACCAAAGCCGCCTGGTGATCGAGGCGGCGGACGGAAAACAAATGCCGGTTTACGAGGTTCGCGGCGGGCGGATCACCATCAAAGGAAAGACATACCCCATTAAACTGGCGGACGGATTTTACATCATTCGCAAGCTGACCGTGACGGAATGTAAACGCCTCCAGACCGTGCCGGACACATACGCCTTTCCCGTCAGCGACACCCAGGCGTATAAAATGCTGGGCAACGGCTGGACCGTGGACGTGATTGCCCACATTATGAGCCATTTTACCGGACTGACGGAGGAGCCGGTGGAAGTGCTTTCTATGTACGACGGTATGAGCTGCGGCCATATCGCGCTGGACAAGCTGGGCGCGGAGATCACCGCCTACTATGCAACCGAGATCGACAAATACGCCGTACAGACCACCCAGCACAATTTCCCGGACACCGTGCAGCTGGGCGACGCTTTCCAGGTTCGTGCGGAGGACTGGCACCTGCCGGAACCGAAGGGAATGGAGGTGCCCGCCAATGGCTGAAATAATCCTGACAGGTGACGCGCTGGAGCAACTGCGGCATTTACCGCCCGAAAGCGTCCATACCTGCGTCACCTCCCCGCCCTACTATAATTTGCGAGATTATGGCGCGGCGGGTCAAATCGGAAACGAGGCCAGCGTGGAGGAATACCTGCAATCGCTGGTTTCCGTTTTCCGTGAGGTCCGGCGGGTTCTACGGGCAGACGGAACCCTGTGGGTGAACATGGGCGACAGTTACGCCACCAGATCAGGAAGCCAGCCGCCGACGAACACCCGTAATTCCTGCGGCCACACGGCAAAGCATACGCCGCGGGGCTACAAATACAAAGACCTGATCGGCGTTCCCTGGCAGCTGGCTTTTGCCCTCCGGGCAGACGGGTGGTATTTGCGCCAGGATATTATATGGAACAAATCCAACTGTATGCCGGAGAGCGTCAGGGACCGCTGCACCAAGAGCCACGAATATATTTTCCTGCTTTCCAAATCGGAACGCTATTATTTCGACGCGGCGGCAATCTGCGAACCCGTTACATCAACCAAGGGAAACGCCAGGACGTTCCGCGGCGGCGGTGCCTACACCGGCGGGCGGGCACACGACAACAGCGCCCAGGTGGAGCGCGAGAGCCACGGGAACCGAGAAAACCAGACGGGCCGCAGGAACAAGCGGGACGTGTGGACCGTAAGCACAAACGGCTTTCGCGGCGCCCATTTTGCCGTGTTTCCTGAAAAGCTGATTGAACCCTGTATTTTAGCAGGCAGCCCATTGGGCGGCACGGTCCTGGATCCGTTCGCCGGGAGCGGCACCACCGGAGTGGTGGCCAAGCGCCTGCGGCGCGATTTCATAGGCTGCGAGATCAACCCCGACTATGCACAAATGGCAGCTGACAGAATAGCAGCGGCCACGCCGTAAGGAGGGAACCGTGGAAGTAACTGTAAATATGACCGCAGAGGAGTTTCTGGAGTTTGTGGCCTGGGGGAAAGACCGGGACTATTACAAAAGCAGGCTGGGCAAGGAACTGAACAAGCTGGAAATACTGGCAAAGAAAACGTGCTGGGCCATCGACGCAGATCCGAAGAAGCCCGGCAAGGTCAAAATCATTGACCAGGAACACGCGGCGGAATTGCTGGAAATGGCCAAGGATTACCTGGCATAAAAAGAAAAGCCACCTGCGCCCGGTGCTGTCAACACGGCGCAGGTGGCAATATAGACGACGGAAAACCGTCCGATATACCTATATTATATCAGGTTCCCGGACGGATTACAAGCCGGAAAAAGCGACGGGGCCACGGCCCCGTATAGCGCCGGTAAGAGTGATTAGTAAAGTGACCAGCAGCAGAAAAGGAGGCACCCATGGCCTACGTTCATAGGGTGGTGAAAGCTGGTCCGTGTGTCGAACACAAGAAAATGCAATCTTTCCGGGTTCACACCAAAGGAGTGAAGCGCGGCCCAAATACCGGCCACACCACCGAGAAGCAGGAGCGGATCAACGAGCGGGTGGCAGAGGAACACCTGCGCTGGGATATAAACGCCAATTTCGGCCATAGGGATCTCCACGCCGTTCTACACTACTACGTCAAGGACAGTTCTTTCGAGGAGATCCTGGAGAACAAGGCCGCTTTTCTGCGGAACCTGCGGAAACTCTGCAAAAAGCGCGGGATCACGTTCAAGGCTGTGGTGGTCATAGAAACCAAGCGCATGACCAACCCGCACATTCACGTTATCATTTCCCGCATGGATCCGGAGATCATCACGGAGGCGTGGGAGAATGTCCCAAGAGGCGGCGGAGGTATCAGCTTCAAGCCTATGGACAGGCGCGGAAACCACTACAAGCTGGCCGCCTACCTGATGAAAGAAAGCCGTTCCACCATGGAGAGGTACAGAGAGATCGGCAAGCGCGGAAAGCGGTATAGCAAAACGCAGAACATGGACAAGCCGGAAATCACATACACCGCCGTGCCTGCGTCCAGCTGGAGAAAGGACCCAAAAGCGAGAAAGGGCGCCGTGCTGTATAAGTTCGACGACGGATCCACCTGCCGGAGCGGGTGGCATGAGATCAGCGGTTACCCATACCAGGAGTATTTCGAGATTTTCAACGAATAGGAGGGTTTTCTGTGAAAATCTACATATCAGGCAAGATCACCGGGGACAGGCGTTATAAAGCCAAGTTCCGAGAGGTGGAAAAGAAGCTGGCGGCGGCGGGCCATATCGTACTGAACCCCGCCACGGCGCCGGAGGGGCTGCGCCCCGTGGATTATATGCGCCTGTGTTTCGCCATGATGGAGGCGGCGGACGTGGTTCTGTTCATGCAGGACTACCAGGACAGCCGCGGCGCCATGCTGGAATGGGCGTGGTGCCAGTACGTTGGGAAACAGACCTGTTTCGACCTGGCGGCGTTTGGAGGTGCGGACGCATGAGTATTATTTGCATAGCCAAAGGAACGGCCACCATAGGCATGACAACGCGGGGCGCAGATGGGAAAATCATAAGCCAGACACCGGCACGGTGGGAGCATGACCCGGACGGCGGGTGTGTTGCCCTCTGGACTATGAACCCGGAAACCGAGGAACAGGAAGCCCCGGCGCGTATCTATGGCGACTGGCAGGCGTCGGAATACCTGGGCGACGTTCTGGCGGAACTGAAACCGCGCCGCAAGGTGAACCTGCCGGATTTCCCGGCAATCGTCCGCGCGGCCATGGCCGACGGTATGGACATTTGCGTGTACTGCCAGAGTTTTGGCTGTAACGAGTGCATAGTGAACGAGTGGAAAAGCGAAAGGAGCGACGAAGAATGAACAAGACGAAAATTGACTGGGC